CGACTGAAGCAGAGTCAAACCATAAAAACTGGTTTATTAAATCCTGAGCCGATTGGCAGACTGTTTCCACGACATCGGAGGAGTAAAGGTTCTCAATGCCAAGATTAGCCCGTAGCTCGGCTTCGGTAACGTATGTCGCTGGCATCTTTTACTCCTTTACTTTGTCTTAGGTAGGTCAGGCTAAAAGGGCTACTCAAAGCCTGACCCACTACTAGGTATTACTTAGGTTAAGTTGAAGCGAACTAGGCCCTTTGGCATTTTTACGATAGTTGCCATAAAGCCATAGATCGCTACCTGTACTTGCAGGTTCGAAACAACATTTACCGACATATAAGCCTGTGGGCTTCGATAGACGGTAAGAGCTTCCGGTGCAACAATGAAGGCTGAGTCATCGATAGTAGTAGCTACCATTTGGTGATCCACATACAGATCAAGACCGAGGACATTACCCCGGATGCTTGAAGGTGTAGCAAGGCCGCCAGCGTTCATAGGTGCAGCTGCGTTATAAATAGGCCGCCCGGTTGTATCTGTTGCGCCCATTAGTAGGCTCCACTGTGAAGGACCGGCTACATAGTTGCGAGCAAAGAAGCTCGTATTCTTATAGATATTGGCAGACTCGGTAGAGACATAGCTAATAATACCTGCACTCGTTGCAGCTACTCCCGTACCTTGCACGCCACCGGCTACCACGTCTGCAATTACGGCAGCATCTGTAGCTAGTGAGTATGCCCGCTGTAGCTGATTAGTAAGCTCTGTGTAAAAGTTAGGATCTGAGCGCTCGAGAAGTTCTATACTGAGCGTATTCATACCGGAGTACTTATTAACTGTTCCCGATAGGTACTCGGTTACCATACCTGTATTTTGTACAGCCCCAGCTTCGGCCTCTACCGTTACGACTGGCGCAACGCCTGATTGTCCGCCAGCTGAAGTTACTAAAGCTGGTACTGAAAGAGTCATACCGGAAGGTGGTAGAACTCCAGAGCTAAGCGCGTTAATCATTGGCGTATCAAAGTTTGTATTACTTACAAACTCGGTTAGGAATTGCGTCGGATTAAAACCCGGGTTTGTAGTAAAGCTATCATCGGCTGCAGTTACATATAGCCGAGAGTCCGCGCTACCCAGTGCAGCTTTAATTTTGTGCTCGGTGTAAGTAGCCATTGAAGTGATAGGGGTACGAACTCTTTGAGAGTCTAGTACGGATGGTCTGATAATCTTTCGGGCTGCCTCGACTGTTACAGCCTCGGCCGGTACATCTACCAGACTTTCCTCCGGTGTATTTTCTGGGGCTGTAGTCACAGCTTCCTCGCTTTCGTTATTGTTTTCTATCACGTCCGAGTTGGCCGTAATAATTTTGGTGCTTGTTGCAGCTACGAGCTGAGCCCGGGCTGCTGCAATATCTGATACGGATGCGCTAGCAAAAGCGGCAGACTCAACGAGTGATACCTCTTTGAGGACCGCAGCCGTTACCAGCAGATAGTCACCCATTGGCTTTGAGGCTGATACATCGACCCCAACGGATAAGCCGCTAACTAGGTTCTCCTGCGCTAGGAGCAAGGCATCTCGTCCCCTAGTGCTACCTGATACCTTGAAAGATCCGTATACGCCATCGGTAGCATCTGTAAAACTTATTGCCCTACCTACTGGCATATCTTGCTGGTGCTGACTAAGTAATTTAATTTTTGTAGCATCGGCGATAGCAATAGATCCGCGCTCGAACATTACCGGGCCCGCGCTAGTAAAACCTACTTGCCCATAAGGTGCAACCATCCCGGAAATAATCCCGGTCTCTTTGTCGGCTGCTTGTATCTGTTGGTTAAAGGTTAATAACATCATTGGCCCCCATCGGTGTAAGTGCTTCCATCGCTCGAGCAGTATTTATATCTATTAACTCAAGTCTTAACATTTGCTCTATTACATCAAGGCGAGCTTTAGTATCGCTACGTAAAAACGTATCATCTACGGCAAAAATAACTTTATTTTGGCTATTTGTTATATCGTTCATTGAAAGGCGATCAGATATTGCACTAACGTATGGCTGCAGAGAGTACGCAAAAAACTCTTTACGCCCCTCTAATATATTCTGGTAGGTCATCGAGTTATTCATATCGCTACTAATTAGATACGCCGGTACGTTCATAGCTCTAGCTATTTCGGTACTTAGATACTGGCTGCTTTCGTTATAGGTCATATCTTTCGGAGAAAAGGAAGTAGGCACATACTCGAGAGTTGAAGTTAAGTAAGCGGTAGATCTATTAGCTCTTGCACTCTTGAAAGCTGAAAGTAATCCTTGTATCTGGGCCTCCGGTAAATCCGCGCCGTTATTTTTTAATACTCCAGTTGGCATAGGGGTGGCAGCTGATACTTTCGCTGCTTGTTGAATGTCAAAGGCTGCGCGAATTGTTGAGCCAGCGGTCTGTAATACACCGGGTAGCAAAGATTGGAAAGTAACTAGCGAACCGATACCGCCCATCGGTGTAATAATTCCATCGACATAATAATCGGCGATCTCTGTACCGAATTGGTTAGTAGTAAAGGTAACGCGATTATTAGCTACCCACTCAAAGCCTGAGGGCCTACCATCATCTGCATATAGTGAAGTTACTCGCCAATACGCAACGGCGTAAAATATAAGTGCATCAACAGTAGAGGCGATAGTTACCGATCTTGGCTGGCGAATATCTGGTTGATCTAGCCATACTGGGTTAGTTAATTTTTTTCCTGTTGTCTTATTAAATAAAGCTAAATCAATACTAGATATTGTGCCAGCGATTAAGTTGCGACAACGAGAGACGGATGCAACCTGCAGCGCATAATTTCTATCTACTCCGCCGAAGTTGCCAAGCATTGAGCCGGTATTAAAATTACCGTAGCCATAATTGGTATCCATTATCGCCGGGGCAGCCTGAGCCTCTATCTTAGGTGTAGACCTAAGCCCGAGCGTTTGCAGTAATCCCATACACACATAATAGCAATATGTCTAGGAATTGGACACATAAAACACAGGTGTCTAAATGTAGACTTTAGCCTCAGACATTGGCTGGGTGAGAATATGTACGATCATCGAAAGACCGATAGCAATATCTACCGGGCCTGCAGACTTTCGCCTAACGATACGCCAAGAGGCATCGCTCTCTTTTGCTGCGCAGTTAGCCATATGATCTACTAGAACTTGCTGCCCGCTATGAACAAGGCGCTTATTGGCTAAAGCTTCGTGTAGATCCCCGGATGCTTGGTAACCCTTTTGCCCGGATATATCGTTGATCCTAATACCGTTAATCTCTAACCTTTTGGCTATTGAGGCAGTCGTGTACTTGTCATAGCAGACCATTCGCGGGTAATAATCCTTACACCATTTGGCAATATGGTCAGCCATAAAGAGCTCATCGATTGCGACATCACTATGGAAAGTTTCAAGTACTGCTACACCGATCTTTCCATCTGCCAGAGCTTGACCCATAACTAAAGAGCCATCCCGCTTACTAGGGGAGCAGTCAAAGGCGAATATTGTAAGAGGCCCCGGGCTAAGTTTTAGATCCTTATCGCCTGCATCCTCTACCGACATATGCGGCCAAGGGCTTTGGCTGCTGGCTATCCATTGGCAAAGCAGCTCTGTCTTTGTTGTCTCGACAGGTTGAGTAGCTACCGCCTCCTCTAAAGCAGCCTCGGTAACGGTATAACCCAGCGCAGGATTTGCCATAGCCCACGCATCCCGATCATCTATGCGCGAAAATTGCGGGGCGCTGTACTCGTAAAATCCAAGTGAGGCAGGCGGAAAGGAGAGGCAGCGCTCTCGTAAATTATTTAATACGGAGCTAAAACTATCTCCGGCATTTGTAGTTAGTAGTGTCTGGGAGTTAGCTTTAGCCCTTGTGGTAGGGGTAGCAGCTCTAAAACCCTCCTCGCTAATCTCCCGGATCTCATCTATGTAAAGAAAACTAGCGGTACGCCCGCGGCTACCGTCACGAGTAGCAGCCACGATATCCATCCGGTTACCGTTCTTGAGCTCTATAGACTCGGTACCGTTAGCAAAGCGGATTTGTTTTACCTGCTTGCTTAGTATTTGGCTACCTTCTATTGCTTGCGTAACCTCTCTAAAAGTATCTAAAGCCATAGCCCGATTAGAGCTCATTACCAAGATCCGGGGTGAGTCAAAGAGAAACATATGCCCCAGCATCATCATCCGGGCCAAGTGAGTTTTACCGGACTGGCGAGCCGTGAGCACTAGCGAAGTCTTACGGATAAACATATCCGCCTCGTCTATCTGGCACATATCGTTAATTACAAAAGCCTGCCACGGTAGCAAGGGCAGGTTAATACTTTCGGCTAACTCTGCTATCTCTTGGCCCCTACTTCGCCCAGTTAAGTAAGGGCTATGTAATCGAGGCTGGGTAGCCCCCAAGCGAGGCGGTTTAGTTTTGGTCATATCCCTATCAAGCCTGCCTAGATTGGCCCTCACAGGGCCCGGCAAGGACCGTGCTAGTGGTTTTTGGGGAGAAATTGCTCGG